CGTCCTTAATCGCGTTCGAGCCGAACAGCTCGAAGGTGTTGTCTTTCCTTTTACCAGCGTGGCAGGTACAGCCGCAAGTGATGCTGCTTATCGTGCGGACGGGACACCCGCCATGGTGTCCCGTCATGCACCACCCGAGCTTCACGGGTTCACCAGCTCGCCCCCATGAGCCTTCGCATACGCCTTCAAGACGTTCTCGGGTATGCGTCCGGTGTCCTTCACCTCATAGCCGTTCCGGCGCCCCCAGGCTCGAATGATGGCGCTTGAATCCGTGGTCACGGTGACCGAGGGGGCCTTCTCGATGGAGGCCGCGAAGATGGGGGCCTGAACGGCCGGCGCCTCCCACGGGTCCCACGGCGCTTCGTCCTGGTGCTCTTCGCCCTCGGCGACCAGCTCGACCAGCTCGACCGCTACAGGCTCACGCTTCTTCAGAAGGTGCGTGAACAGGTGGACGGCCAGGGGGACGGCCAGGGAGGGCACTCCGCGCGTTACCGGCCCCGGAACGGTGTCCGGTCGAGAGTTCGCCCAGAGGCTGTAAGCGAAGAAGATAGCGGCCAGGGTCCACGGGTAGGCCGTGGCCTTCCAGCCGTAGTCACGGAGCCGGTAGGCGACCCATACAGCCACGCTCACGAATCCCTCAACTATGAGCGGGTAGATGGGGCTCAGATCGTGGTTTCCGGCACTCCCCAGATAGACGTTCCGAAGAGCCTCATAGGAGAGGGTGAAGGCCCCCGCGGCTATGCCCGCGACCACGCTAGCGGCGGCCTTATCGGTTCTCTGCACTGTGATTCCCCTTCCAGCCTTTCGGCTGTTTCTCGCTGACATTGGGAATCTAGCACTAGGAGCGATCTTATTTCAAGTCATAGCTTCGAGGGAATGAGAAAGGGCCCCCGAAGGGGCCCCAGGTTGCCGTTTAGGCAACGATCACATCGGGACCGAAGTGGCGACGAGCCACAATCGTGGCACGGCTCCGCATCTTGAGAGCGGGGGCAAGGTACGCACCTTCGCCATAAACCTTCGTCTTCTCGTCGTTCATGAGGTACAGCGCGCCGTCCGTGGACGACTCGACCACGAAGCCAATAAGGGAGCCAGCGACATACTCGGCCTTCGGAGCGTCGACCAGGGAACGCGTCTCCGCATTGTAGGAGGTGCCGATGTAGTGGCGGACGGTGCGGGCGTAGATGGCGGCGACGATCTGCATTGGTTTCCCCTTTGGTGGTGCACCGGGCTTTTCCCGGTGTCTCTCGCTGACAAGGGAGACTCTAGCATCGTTTAAACGATATTCCAAATACTAGGTTCGGTCGGTCCCGGAAACGCCAAACGGCCCCCCGAGGGGGGCCGCTCGACCAGCTATCAGGCCGCTATCTCCATCACGGTTCCGAAGGGGCAAACCGGCATGCCAACCTCAATCCACTTCTGAGTAGTGCGGACCACGTACCCGCCACACTCGCACTCGGAAGAACAGGCAACCTTAATCATCCGGGTTCCCTGCTTCTTGGGCCCGGAGTGGACGGGAGTTTCCTCTTCGGGGGTCTCCTCGGGGTCCTCGGGCTTCGGTTCGGTCTTCGGCTGAATCGGCTTGCCCATCGGGTACAGGGTGGCGTGAGCGTAGGGGCCGAGGCCCTTAGCAAGCTCACGGAGCGTCCCGGTGAGTTCCGGGGTGGCCACGGTGGCAGTCATCTTCCCGGTGAGGCCGAGGGCCTTAGCGGCCTTCGCAAAGGCCCCCTTGTGGCCGCTCTTGCAATCGTCGACAGCGTGCACCAGTTCGTGAATCAGCACGTCGAGAACGCGCGCTTCGTCCTTCAGCTCGGGGGAGATGAAGAGGTGATTCACCCCGTCCTCACTCGCCAGGCTCGACCAGCACTGACCAAGGATCTTCGCACTCTCGCGCTTCGCGCCGTACCCGAACCCCACAGAGACGTGAATCTTCTCGGGGAGCGGGAACTCAATCTTCTCGAACTCCGGGCGAAGGGCCTCGATCGCCTGGTGAAGCCACTCTTCGCGGGTGATCTCTCGCATGTTCTTCCCCTTCATCTTCCGGCCGGACGTTCCGGCCGGTTTCTCGCTGACAGGAAGAACGTTACTAGCATTGGGAATCTGTGTCAACGTTTAAACGGGCTAGGATCAATGCTAGGTTGAGGGCACACGAAAACGGCCCCCCGCCGAAGCAGGGGGCCGCTGTTCCATCCTTCAACCGTGTCAGCGAGAGAAGGGGAAGGAACGGGTTCGAGAGTATCAGTCGGCCCATGGCGGAAGCCATTTCGCGTTCAGGCTTCGAGGGCCTGGGCGAGGTTGTCGAGGGCCCGAGCGTCCGGCCGAAGGTGCCAGGTGCCGTACCGCACCACCCTGGCCCCTCGGCGGTCCCGTAGGGCGTCCACGTCTCGGGCGTACGTGATGTGTCGCGACCGGGGGTCGTGGCCGGCCAACCGGCACCACATGCGGAACTGGGCGAGGCTTCCGGCCAGGACCACGATGCGTTCGGGCTCACTCACCCGCGGCCCCCACGGGGCGGACGACGTCTCGCGCCACGGCTAGGGCCTGGTCCTCGGTGAAGCCAGCATCCACAAGGGCGGCATAGAAGGAGTGCAGGGCCGTAGCGGCGGCGATCATGTCGGCCACCATGGCGTAGGTGGTGGGGGTCTTGCTCATGCGAGGAACCTCCGGGTCTCGATGCTCGCCTTCTGGGCGAGAGCGGCAGTCATGGAAGCGCCACGGGAGCCGTGGCGGATGAACGCGAGGCAGATGTCAGGCTCCAGCTCGACCAGCTCGACGTTCCGCAGGAAGCCCGCACGCTTCCCGTGCTGGTCCCAATCCGCGGGGCGCCGGATCACATGCATCCCGACCGCCCTGGCGTAGTCGTCGGCGAGAGCATCGGCCCCGGTAGGACATGCGCCGTGAATGAGAACGGCTTCGCGGAACGGCGTCTTCGTCTCGTACAAGGCCCGGAAGATCTCTAGTTCGATGATCCGGGCGTCGGTCCAGTCTCGGGACCCGGTTACGAGGATCTTCAGGGGAACCGAGTCTCTTTGCGCGTGCCGCGGTGAAGCCCGTTCCAGAAGTCATCGAGAAGCATTTCCCAGGCCATAGCCTGAGCGGCTTCCGTCGAGTGGGAGTCGTGCACCCAAAACGTGACGTGCTTCGAGCTACCGCCAACCCCTAGCCGCTCCGCCCTGTACAGGCTTCGGCGAAACGTCGTGTCCTCTTCGAAGATGTACCGGTTGGCCGCGTACGCGTTCTGTTCGGCGACTTCGACCGTGCGACTACTGCTGATGATCTGCCCATGAAGCGGGCCGCCAACGGCTATCCCTCTCAACAGTGGCCCCCGTCCACGTAGACCGGCACCGGGACAACGGTGGTCGAGTGGCCGCCATGGGGGGAGGGAGACGAAGGGCGGTACGGCCTGGGGGCCGGGGCCGGCCGAGGGGCCGAGGGCTTCGAGAACGACGGAGCACGCGGGGCAGGTGCAGGGGCGGGCCGAGGGGCCCCGAGCGTCATGGGGGCCGCGCATGCACTGTCCGTGTCACACGACACGATTCCGATAGCGGCCAGAAAGGCCGCAGCCAAAGCCACGGCAAGCCGCTTCACGCGGCCAGACTTCTTCAGCACTGATTTTCTCCATAGGCGAAGGTGCGGAGATTCCGCAGATTGGAACGGAGGGGGCCGGGCCGATTCACCGGCGCCCCTCCGTATCTCGCTTATCCATTATCGCCCCGATAGGGTGGCGGTTCCAAATACTAGTTTCGGGCCGCTAGCGGTGGGACGGCTCCCGGTAACTGTCGTACGGGTCGCCGCTAACCATCCGAGCGTGCGCACTGGTCATAGCGAACCGCGCCCCGGGGCCGTCATGCTTCTTCTTTTCCTGGCCGCGCTTCACGACGCTGTTGTTCAGGGTGCGAACGATTTTGTCGATAGCGCGGGAAAGCCGCATCGTTTCGGCCGAGGAAAGCGGCTCCCCCTGCTCGTACCGCTTTGCGATCACCTGGGCGTCGAGGACGGGAAGCGCGCTGTAAGCGCGGTCGAGATCCCATAGGGCGACTACTACGCCACCGGAAGCGACGGACACCCCGTCATCCTTCGTCGGGGCCGTCTCCCACATTTCCGGCTGAAAGAAAGCCTTCTCGAAGAGCTGTCGCACTTCCGGGGACGTGTAAACGTACTCGGCGGAATAGTAGATGTACGCGTATCGCTCTCGGCCCGCGTAGCTGATAGCCACGTTGCGGAAGTTCTTCCGAAGCTGTCCGTCTGGATAGTCGGTCGCCTCATACGTCGACTTCTTCTCGACGACGTGAAGAAGGATCTCCTGTCGGATGTCCTCGGCTTCGATACCGGGATACTCCTCGGCGACTCGCTGAGCGACGCTCTCGGCAATCTTGGTGTATCGGGTCCAGTGCATCATTTGCGTGTCTCCTAGGCGGCCTTGACGCCGTACGTTCGGCCTTCGACCACGAAGGAGCCGTTCGGCTTGATAAACACCGGGACAGGGGTTACCCGGTTCTTGTCGACGTAGAGAATTCCGAAGCCCTGATTCCAGTTCGCATGACCGGCCTTCAGGTAGTGGGCACTCTTCAACTCCATCAGGTTTCCGACCTCGAAGCCGAAGCGTTCCTTGACCAGCTTCGAATTAACGGCCATGTGTTCGTGCTGGATTCCGAGCTTGTGAGTGTGACCGCACACGACGGAGTAACCCCACTTACGGGCCAGGGCCAGGGCGGTACCGCCCGGAGCGCGAGAGCTACCGCCTTCGTCTCCGTGGGCGAGAAGCCAACCGGGGGCAATCTCGTACGGCTCTTCGTGGTAGGTCACGCCGTACTTCTCGAAGTCGAGCAAGCTAGGCACTTCGAGGGCCTTCAGGCCCATCAGGCCGGGGGCCCTGGTCCTCACGTAGGTAAGGGGCCGGTCCATGTGGTTCGAGCGGCTTACGTGAATCGGTCCGTCATGGACGGCGCGAAGGCCGGCCAGGACCCGCTTACCCGCATCACAGTGCGCCTGAAGATCCCCCTTGTACTCACCAGCCATTCCGCGGGTCCATCGGCTGATCTGAGGGAAGTCGACTTCGTCCCCCACACTGGCTATCTCGTCCGGCCGATACTCGGCAATGAAGTTGAGGACGTTCCGCACGGCCCTTCGGTCGTGATACGGAATCTGCATGTCAGACAGGACTACGATGCGCTTCAAAGGAGCCTCTTACTGAACGGGGTGCTTTCGAAGCAACGCTTCGAGTCGGGAAAGTCGTATGTCGAGCATGGCCGCGTATACGGCTAGGTCTTGGGCTTCTTCTCTGGCGTACTGGACCAGCCCGAGAAGAGGCATGGTTTCGAACTTCTGCGTATCCCCTTCGCTGTACTGCTCGGCGCCAACGGTGAGAATCCGGTCTTTGCAATCCGTGACGAAGTCAGTGAAGTGGTCAGCGAGTTTTTCAGGGCTCACGCTGTAATCTCCAGTAGGTCTAGAAGGGCTTCGGGCCCGTTGGCCAGTACGAAGCTGTTCACGTCGTGTCCGGCCGGCATGGGGCAGATTCGAAGGTTCTTAATCTGCTCGGCCAACTTTTCGGCGAATTCCATTCCTTGCCCCTTGTCGTCTCCATCGGCAAGCATGAAAACCGCCTTGTAGCCCTTGAAGCACCGGGCGAAGTAGGACTTGAAGGCACTCACGCCAGCAACGCCGACAGCAGGGAGTGAAACGCCGAGGTCTGCGGCCCGCCCGTGGGCGGCCCTCATGCCGGCTTCGTGCGCCGTAACGGTGTCGATCTCGCCTTCACAGATAGCGATGTATTCGCTGGGGACGAGAAGCGCATTCGGGTTGTAGATGCGGGGTGGATCTCCGGGGACAGACCGGTATTTCGGGCCGTCCCCGTCGCCTATGCGGCGGAACCGAATAGTGACGACTCCCGACCGTGTCAGGTAGGGAATCGAGATCATTCCTCGGGCGGTTTCATGCCCCGGCAAGGGGCTTTCGACGTAGCCCAGCCTGAAGGATGCTGCGCTGTCCTCGGACAGGCCCCGACTCTTCAAATACGCCACGGCGGCGGGGCTTCTCGCTAGGGCCCCCTCGTATCGCGCCGTAGCTTCTTCCAAGAAGCTTCTCAGCGCAGGATCGGGTACAAGAGAAATCGCGGCATCCTTCCTGGTCGGCGATTACATCGAAGCTGTCGCCCGAGATATCGCATGCGAAGCAACGGAATTTGTTCTCTTCAGTGCACACGGAAGCCGAAGCGTTTCGGTCTTCGTGAAACGGGCACTTCATCTTTCGGAAGCGCGATCCTTCCGGCACATCTGTTGCGCCGTAGTGCTCTAGCACTTCCGCAATCGGGGGCTTTTCCATCCGCCCTCCCTTACGTTCCAAATACTAGGTTCGATGGGGTGGCGGAATCAAAGAGCGGGGAAGACCTGAATCCGTGCGCCCGGTTCCTCGCCCTGGTCGGCATAGACCTTGTGGGCGTCGAGGTTCACCACCTGGGCGTCATCGCGATACGCGCCACCCATGCGTAGGGCGTCCAACGTGCTGCGACAGAGCTTGTCGAGGTCGGGATACCGGTCCGGATACGGCGGAGCAGTGTCCTTCAGGAGGTGAGCGAAGCGACCGGTTCGGTAGTGGCTCTTAGGCCGCTTCAAGCGGAACCACACGGTCACCCCGACGAAGGGCCAGGGGCCGAAGGTGTGCTTCTCGGTTTCGACCGCAACGGCGCTCCGCCACGGCTTGACCTTCTTCGAGGACTCCACCATCCGGCCCCCGCCAACGTGCCTCTTACTGCCCTGGGGGGCAGGGGTGCCGATCACGTCTATCTCGATCACGGGGCCGGGTCTCCGGCCAGGAATCGGGCCAGGTCTAGAACGTCCCCGGGTTCGGCGTTCAGGTCTCCCGAGTTGTGGAGCATGTTCCGGGCCGTATTCCAGATATCCGCGCGGCCGGCGACGTACCGGTCTTGTTCCGCGCGCTCGTCGTCGGCGGGACTGCTGATCTCGCCCACGATGTATTGGTTAGGCGTAAAGCCGCGTTCAGCCACTTAGCCGCATCCTCTCCATGTCAGCATCGAGATAAAGAGTCATGGCGCCGGAAGCGTCAGCCTTTCCGGTCCTGTTCTTCACGACGGAAACGCCCATCTGGCGGGAAGCGTCGTCGCCGATCCGGTGAAGGGTGAGGATCATTTCCGGCACGCGGCCTATCTGTCCCTTGATCTGAGACAGGGGAACGGGCTGATTGCCATCATTCGAGTCGCCCTTTACGTGGTGCAGGGCGACCACGCATGCACCCGTTTCGCGGGCAAGTTCGTGAAGGTACTCGCACACCTTTTCCAGGGCGACATACGAATTACTGTCGCCCTCGGCGTCAGGCTGAACATTGCTCAAGTTGTCAACGATGATCAGCTCAGGCCACATTCCGTAGGTGGCCGCGAAGGCTTTCAGCTCCCCTTCGAGGTCGTCTATCGAGAGCGACGCGGTGAAGTCCCAACGCAGGTGATCGAAGCCGTCAAGCTGAGCTTCTACGGCCTTCGTGTTGCCATGCTCTAGGGCGTTCTCGATGTCTCGCGTTGCCCAGCCGGATACGTTCGCAGCGCACCGGACGAACATAGTTTGGGGGTCGGTGTCCGCGCTGAAATAGAAGGCCGGAACACGGGCGTGAAGAGCCAAAGCCATAGAGAGAGCGGACTTACCGACACCGGGGGCCGCAGCGACAATCGTGAACTGACCTCTGCGAAAATGCACCGTGTTCGCGGCGAAGGTCTTAAAGAGGGTAGGAAGGGGTTCGCCGGTCTTTCCAGCGTCGCCCTTAGCCCGAACAATCGTGTACAAGGGCGGTCCTTCGAGGGGTTGTTACGCGGCAGACCAAACGGGCAGGGGAGCGCAGTTGCGGTAACGGCTCTTGCGGAATTCACCCGTGGTCGAGATAAGGCCGCGCTTCGCGGCTCGACGCATCACGGGGCCGAGGGCGCGAGGCTCCCGCGGCTTGATAAGTCCGGCGTCCCAGAGATCGTCAGTGGTGAACTCTTCGAGGTTCCCGGAAAGCTCGGCGATGAAGCCGAGGGCGTATCGCTTCCATTCGTCGTCGGCGTTCGCGTCGACCTGGGCAATAGCGGCGTCACGCTTCGCGGTAGCGGTGGCGAGAGTGGGCATGGCTGTACCTCCGAGGGGGTTTAAACGGGCATGGGAAAGGCGCGTTGTGCGGCCCATACGGGCCTGGCAGTCGCGCCCCTGCCGGATTCCCAATACTAGTTTCGGGGCTACCGAATGAACTCCAGAGAGCACGCGTCCGGGGTGCCCTGGGGGGCCGGGCAGGCCCACGCCTTCCACGTTCCGGGCTTGTTCTTGTAAGGCTTCTCCAGGAATCGCTTCGTGCCGTGCGGGCAGGTGGGCGCATTCCCGTAGGGGGTCTGGTCGGCGTTGCCTCCGGAAGGGGCCTGGGAAGGCGCCTGGGCGCCGTTCTGGCCGCCCTGGTCGAACTGTCCGGGGTGGGTTACCGGGCGCGCTCCAAGCTGCGCCCCTAGGATCTCTTCGGCCCGCAGCGCGGTGACCGACTCGCCGATCAGGGCAGACACACCGGACTGCGAGAAGCCCGAAAGGAGATCGACCAGCTCGGTCTGACTTCCGGCTTTGATCACTACCCACGTAGCGTCATGGCCGCCGTGAGCCTTCAGGGTCACCGTGTACTTTTCGGGGGTGTCAGTCATTCGCAGTCTCCTGATAGGGGTATTGGCTCGCGTCGATGCCGTTGAAGTTGCAATATCGCCGGACCGTACAGGTGCGGCACGCGTCACCAGGATTGGGAAGGAAAAGGCCGAGTCGTACGGCCTTATCCATGTCGCGGAACCATCGGCCGACCTTTTCCCGGTCGTAGTCCTGAAGGTTCCAAGGGTCGGTAGGGGCGTTGTTCTTCGCCATGAAGTAATCGCCGAAGCCAGGCTTCACGTCGAACATGGCTTCTAGGGCGTGGTCATACACGGCTAGCTGAAAGGCCGTATCGGGGAGCTTCGTACCGGTCTTCAGGTCGCGCACCCGTAGGTGTCCGTCGGGGTACTCCACTACCTGATCAATGAAGCCCTTTACGGTCACGCCCCCGAGGGTCAGCGTGAACGGAAGCTCGACGGCCGGCTGTCCGTCGACCGGTTGCCAGACTCGCTCCGGGGCTTCTATCGCGTACTCGAAGTACGCTTCCACCTGGTCCCGACCGCGCTCTCTGCGCCTCTTGATATCGGTCTCGGGCTTCGTCACGCCACCGGTGAGCCATCGGGACGTGTCAGGCTCGACGGCCAGGGCGGCGGCCATCTCTCGATCCCAGGCTTCTTCGTACCATTCGGCCATCTGGTCGGGGCCGTAGGCCCTGAAGGACCGTTCCCACTTCTCGACGGCCTCATGGAAGGCCGTCCCTTGCACGAACCAAGCCGCCTGATTCTGGGGGGCCTTGGCAATCTTCTCTAGCCGGTACGCCTCGCCGCATCGGACGAAGCTCGAATACTGGGAGACGGACCGGTGAGCCAGGGGGGCCGCGATCACTCGCTAGCCGGGGTCTCGGCGCCCAGGGCGACGTTCTCGATCTCGCCGAGGTAGGCCGCAATGGTCACCACGTCAGCGAACTTCGGGACGGCAGCGTTCGAGAGCTTCACGGTCGTGCCGTTCACGACCAGCTCGACCACGTTCCGGCCCATACCGGCATCGAAGATCGGGCGGACGGTGATCGGCTGGCCGTCGAGGTCAGCAAACTTCGTCGCGGGGGGGTTCTTCGTGGCATCGAAGGCAGTCATGTTGGGCTCCCTCTATTCCAAATACTAGGTTCAGGGCAAAGAGAAGGGGCGCCCGGCCTGGCGCCCCTGCTGTCTGTATTCGCTTGTTGGTCGTCACTCTTTGATCACTCGAACACCCAATACGCCGTGGTGTATTCGTCCCCGTGGCCGCAGCCGAGGGTGTCACTGTGCCACCCTCGAAGTGGTGCGGACGTAGGGGGTATCAGGGCCCGGCCAAGCTCGACATCCTCGGGTTCCGCGTTCCTCTGGCAGTACGCGAACTCGATTCGGGTGCCGTTCTTGAACCGCACTCTGGCGATCGTGAGGACCTGCGGGATATCCCAGAGAATGTCTACTCCCTGAAGATCCACGCCCGCACGGTTCAAGTCGATTCCCGTGGAATTCTCTAGGAGCATTGAGCATCGTCCCGTTTGCCGTGGCCACCGTAGCCATGTGAAGTAGCGCGCCCCCCGAGTCTGGGGGTTGCGTGCTAGTTGAACCTTAACGGTTCCTTGACGTCCTCTTACAGTTCTCTCACATCTAACATGTCAGTTTTACCAAACCATTGCCATCGCAAAGGAACGATCTTGAGTGAGGGTGTTGCCTAGTAGGCAAGGACGGCCGTGCGGCGGAGCCGATCGGCCAGCGTCTTCCTGGGAATTCCCAGCTCACGGGACATGGCGGAGATCGACATCTTGTTCTCCTGCATCGCGAGAAGTCGCGCATTCAACCGCTGTTCGGCAATGGCGACCCGCGTTCGCTTTGCAATTCTTCGCTCGTCAGGGGTCATCCCCCCATAGATGCCAAACTCTTCATTCTCGCCCAACTCGGCACACTCGGAGCGAACCGGGCAGAAGCTGCACGCATCCTTAGCGTGCTCAATCTCGATCGGGCTCTCGGAGAACCAAAGGTCAGGGTTTCCCTCACACGCATTCGTCAAAGGTGCCTCGCATTGCCGGGGGTGTTTGACCGCTGGGTATTGAGTGCGTCCCCGGCACTCTTTGCCGGTTCCTCCGCGCCCCTCCCTCGCTGACATACCTATACTCGCTCGATCCCCCTGGCGGAGTCAAATACTAGGTTCAGGGCAAAAAAAGGCCGCCCTCCGCAGCAGGGGCGGCCCGTCTGTGTACGCGCGTAGATTCGTTTAAACGGGTTTAGCGGCTGCCCGAGGGGTCAACAACCTTCGGAATGGTTCCGGTGCTGTCGTCGTTCCCGGCCCGAATGATGCTGTCCCCGTCCTCGGGGCGGCGCTTCGAGTAATAGAAGCCACCGGTCGGTGACGCGGGGTTGGGGGGCATGGTGCGGTCGTAGCACACAACCACGTCAGCTTCCTTGATCTCGGCAAGCCACTTATCCAGCATCTTGGCCTTCACTCCGGGGATGGTGCCCCCCTGCTCGCGGCGGGAGTGAAGGCGCAGCATGGTGACAGGCTTCGCGTGAGCGTGCTCCGTTTTGATCGTCCAGGGGATGTACTTGGAGTGGTCGGGGCGAGGCTTGGCAAGGCCAGCGTCTCGAAGCTGCCAGTACACGGCACCTTTCGTGACTCCGTAGATCGCGGCGATCTCTTCATAGGTCTTGCCCTTCTCGCGTAGTGCCCTTAGGACGTCGCTTGAAGGAAGTTGGCGCGGGGCCGGCATGGGGGTTGCCCTTTCGTGTAGCGGAACGGCAAGTTTCATGTCGATGTCGATCTTGAACGTACTGCCGTGCCTGACAAGGTGTCAATTGGAACCTAGGTCAAGCATGAGCTGTGTTCAGGTTCGTGACCTAGTTTACACACAGTAACTTGCGGGGGTTGTACGGCTTAAGCCAAATGCTAGAAACTTTACGTTCCCGTGCCGAAACTCTGTTCGAATACGTGGCTCGAACGTCGTTGACGCCTCCCCGTGGGGGGCGTACTTTGGGGGTTTAAGAGCTACGTTTCCGCAGGTCAGAGCGCATATCACGGTGCATCCAAACAACGTTCCTAATGCTAGTATCGAACCTAGCTTCCGACGTTGTGACGTGCGGAAACGATAGCTACCGCCGTACGTCAAATGCGAGGTTCGACCATGGCCCGACCGGTCACGCCCAATGTGAGTATCGCTGTCCGTGACTTTCTCGACCGGTACCTGAAGAGGTCCACCAGCGCGACGGCCCACACCGACTACCGCAGCACTCTGAACCGCTTCACGAAGCGGGTAGGGGACTGCCATGTCGGCTCGCTCACCCCTGACCACGTCGAAGACTTCTTCTATGGCCCCGGCGACAGCCTGAGTGCCACCTGCTCCGCTTCCACCATGTCCACGCAGAAGACGCGACTGAAGCCGTTCCTCGTCTACTGCCACCGTCAGGGATGGCTTCGGTGCAGTGCTGACGCGATGCTGGCCGAGGTACGCCCGAAGAGGCGGACGAACCGCAACCGGTACCGCATGGACCTTCCCGAGCTTCGCCGGCTGATCGACGCCGCGACCGATCCTCGGGACCGGGCCCTAGTCGCCTTCGTCGCAAACACCGGTGTCCGCATATCCGAAGCCCTGGCAATGAACGTCGAGGACGTGAACTTTCCCCGGGGTGAGCTGTACGTGACTCTCGTCAAGACGAACACCGAAGAGACCCTTCCCATGACGGCCGATCTCGAAGGGGAGCTTCGCCGCTGGCTGGTCACCTACGAGGAACAGGCCGGGAAGCTCGAACGGCGGTACGCGCTCTTCCCGCCGTACCACAAGAACCGCTTCACCTCCTTCACCGTAGTGGGCCCGAAGAGGCTGAACCCTGAAGGCCGCATCACCTACCCGCGGTCGATCATTCAGAAGGTCGCGACCACGGCGGGCATCGAGCTAGAGCCCGGGGACGGGTGGCACACCGTGCGCCGTTCCTTCGCCCGGATCATCTACGAGGGCGCCCGTACGCACGGCTACGACGACGCGCTTCGCATCACGCAAGCCGCCCTCAACCATGCGAAGGTCACGACTACTGAGCGGTACCTCGGTTTGGACATCGAGCGGCAGAGGTACGCGGACATGATGAAGGGGAAGGTGTTCCTTACTCCTGACATCGAGGGCGGTAAGATCGTCCCGCTTGACGAAAGGAGGGCGGGCCGTGGCTAGGGAAGTCATCGAACTAGTGAAGTGCGACGAGTGCGGCAGTGAAGACGAAGTCGAGGGCTTCACGATCATCCGCGAAGGTGCGCCCAAGGACGTAGACCTGTGCGGCACCCATAAGGCGCCCCTGGTCAAGCTGTATGCCCTCGGCGTCGAGGGCGATCCGAAGCCGAAGGCTAAGCGGCGCCCCGGTCGGCCTAGTAGTCACTCCGTGGTCCCGATCGAAGAGTGGGACGGGCAACCTACTCAGTAGGCCAGCAACGCAAAGAACCCCCGACCCTGAAGGGTCGGGGGTTTCCTGCTGTCATCGCTCGATCTCGCGCAACAGGTGCTCTTTGCAGTTGTCGCAACGCCACACTCCGCGCGTTCCCGGAGCGCGCTCAATGCCAGTCACGCCACAGG